ACTAGCCTAGTCATAGGTAGAGATGATGATAACACTATTAATTTTGGAACAGACAATCAAATCAGATTCAGGTCAGGGGGTGCGAATGGAGTAAAGATGACGGAGAATAATATCAATCCCTTTTCCAATAATGACATCAGCCTTGGAACTACATTGCTGAAGTACAAAGAAGTATTTACAGTTCTTATGGATGCTGAAAATATCAAAGTAGATGGCGCTCAAGGTGATGACGGCCAAGTTCTAACTTCAACAGGAAGCGGCGTTGGTTGGGAGGATTCTGCTGGTGGTGGCGATTTCAATTCGTGGGTAAAGTATTCCTTTAGAAGAGATTCTGTAGATACTACGACGGGCGTAAACTTGCGTATGTTTGCGTCAGTTGGAGATACAAGTACCGGGGGTTGGTTGGCAATGCCCGCCGATGGAACTGTTAAGGCCTGTACCATTAAAGTGTGGGGAAATTTATTGGATGGTGAGCCAGCAGGAGCGCAAACTTTCGCTGTTCAAACCAATAACCATAGCGGTACTGGTGGAATATCCCCGTTTGGTGATGACGAGGAAACATTCGACATTACCGTTGCTCAGTTTGAAGCGAAACATTCACATGGCTCCCATTATTCACATACAGAAACCGGCCTTTCTCTCGACGTTGTAGAGGGAGATAGTATAGGTGTTAGGAGAAAGAGCGGTACTGCTGATTTGGGTAATATACAAGCAGATGTTTGGGTTGAGTTCGATTGAGGTGATTAAATGGATTGGGAAGAGATAAGAGATAGGAGACAAGAAAGCCTACTTAAGATGGATAGATACCAATTGGTAATTGTATATGATACATTGACCGATACACAAAAACAAGAATTAATAGATTTCAGACAAACACTATTGGACTTGCCACAAGACTATGATACTGCTGACGAGGCTTATGCCAATTTTCCCGATAGGCCGAGTTGGATGTAATAAGCCTTAAATACACTAGAAGAAGTGGTGACACCATGAGCGAAGAGATAAGCGAAGTGGAGAGATTGCAGATAGTTGCATCAGACCGCCTTATTTGGTTGAGGCTTCTTGAGAAGTCCGTTAATGATATTGACGGTATTTTGAGGGGGCTAAAGGCTGATGTTGCGGAAATTTCACGACAGGTTGCCAACCGAAATGCTGAAATGACAGCATTCCCTGTGGAAGATGATGAAGCCGACGCAAACGATGACGCCGAGTGATTTTAAATTGGGTTTAGGAGAGCGCCTTCTTTATTGGACGATGTGTAAAACAGGTATGATAATAGATGCTTATGAACCTAACAAGTAAATTTACTTTGAATGAGAGCGGAGCAGTAATAGTATGGCCGGAAGATTAGGTAAAATCGTTTATCAACCACCTGAAAAGTCATATACGAGAGTAAACATTGAAGAGACACCTCACGGTTACAAGATTTACAGACCGGGAGATGAAAGGCACTTTACAGTAATTCCATTCTCAGCAGTAAAGCAAATAATCTATGACAGGTGATAAAAAATGGAAATAATGGGAGTAGAATTAGAATTACTTATAACGGCAGCCGCAGTTATTGGTGGGGCTATAGTTTGGGGCTTAAAGAAATATAAGGCGATGAGTGCTGACGGTAAATTTACGCTAGATGAGATTATAGATGCGGCATCCGAAATGGATAAAGAATTAGATGCTGTAGAAGAGGCCGTTGAGAAAGTATTGACGGCTTATAAGGTTGCTGAACTCAAGGCAATGTGTAAGGAGAAGGGTCTTGCAGTTAGTGGCACAAAGGCCGAACTCGTTGCTCGCCTTGAGGCCGCAGAATGACAGGAATGGCCCCTTCTTGGTTCCAATGGGTCGAATCGAGACAAAGAGCAACACATGATAGGTTGAATAACCTTGAAGAATCACTAATATTACTACAAAGACAACAAAGGCGTATGCTTGTTGTAGTAATTGGAGTGTTGATAATAAATGGTGTCTTATTGTATATCGAGTGATGTTGGTTCACGGTTAAGTCTAAATAGCGCACAGCGCACACAGGCTTCTTCAAGACTTACTACTGCAATTCGTAGGGCTAGTATTGATATAGACCAAGAATTTAGAGATTATGGGCGAGATGTCCCAAGTCGTGAAACAGCAGAAACTACTCTTGATGGCGCACACGCCGCAGGCGCTACAGTTGTGGATTTGGCTTCCGGTAGTGCGTTTGGTGTGCCGGGCAATGGAAATATTGACGGTGATTCTTTCGCTTGGGCGGGAAAGGCGGGTAACCAACTAACGGGCGTCACAGGACTCTCCGCAGACCACGCAGACGGAGTAGCCGTTCAGCAAGGCGAAATGGCCCATGTTTTGCGAGAAGTCTGTGCTGACCTTGCTGCGGCTTATTACATGGAGGACGAGGGAACTTTTTTTGTTGATGGAGAGAGTATAAGAGGTAATATAATGAGAGAGCGAGGCACTTTAAATCTGCGACGACTAGCACACTTGGGCTCTGTAGATTAAAGGTGATATAATGGCTAAGAAGTATTGGAAGCGGACATTAGGAAAAAGCGTTCCTAAACCCAAAACTGCTCCGCTTAGAAGTAGGCGTAGAGTAAAAGGTATTTCTCCTAATCCTGAAAAGGGATTTACGGGCTCTAAACAAACCCGAAAGCCTATGACTAAAATTGAAAAGAGAAGATTAGGAAAACTTCAGAAATATGGTAAAAGTAGTAAAAGGGAACGATATGAAAATTACATGGGTCGGATTAGACGTTCATCAAAACCTATAGGTTCATGGACTTCGGGAACAGGAGGAAAGCAGCATGGTTTCAAACAGAGTGGTGGACCCGCACTAGGTTTCCAAGTTCATTTTGATAAGGGTATGATTAAGAAAACTATGAAAGAATATGGTGTAGAGTTTGCAAGATTAGCCCATACAATTACAACAAGAGTAGCAGTTAGTGATGGTATGGAGTCGGCTAAAACTCATCTTTCTATAGCAAAACACATGAGTAAGTATAATCCTGACAAACATGTTCAAGGAGATGTTTTCGACCATTTATCAGCAAGTTTGGCTCACCAAGAAGATGAAGTAGGTAGATGGTTAAGACACATGGCTGGCTCTTATGATACTTCCGAAGACCTGACTAACAGAGCCCCAACAGGATTAAGGGGTTGGCATACAGGTAAGAACGTAAACCTTGCTGAAATGTACGAGGAAGGAGTTGACCCTTTTCCTTATTCTACTCAACCATTTTTGCTAATAGGCGCAAATGGAGCGAGAAGAAATCGAACCGTTGACTATGTAGCAGTATTGAAGGGTTTTTCTTCATGGGGTGTTAACAAAGGTGTTGGTTTGCATCCGGGTTATCCAAAGGTTGCTTTCATACAGCGTTGGATGGATGTTACTAAACTTGAATTAACTCAACAATATTATAACGATACAGTAGCCCAACTAAGGGATATTACGGGGTATTAAGATGGGTATTGCTGCTAAGAATGAATTTTGGTCTACCCGTATGCAGGGGGGTGACCCTACTGCTGCTAATGATAATGCTTTTTCGGGTAGTGGTGGTTCTGCTTCTAGTGGTTATTGGGTTATTACGAATAGCACATACAGTCTTACTCCAAGCGAAACAGCCTATACAATGGTTGCCTCATTTATTTTTACTACTGCACCTACTGCTGCTGACCCAATTTTATCTATTGATAATGGAACAAAACGAGTCGAAGTAAGAAGCAAAGGAAATCTAACTCAACTAGACCTTGTAGGAGCAACAACTGTCACAATCTCTGATTTAGATTTAAGTCAAACAGACGTTAATCCTGTTCCGACTATTATTAGACTAACAATGGATGCTTCCGGTAATGCGAAACTGTATGTCTACGATATTATTCGTGATGCAGAAGGAGAGGATGCGTTTTATTCAATAGTAGGAGCAAGTAGTAGTAGTGCGGGTGTTAGATTCGGAAATACTAGCGGTTCAATTAAGTGGGGAAGTGTTTACGTTAACAAAGACGGTGCTTTTAATCCTGAAGAATTAATGACTTCTGACTTTGCTCAAGATACTCTAGCAAGAATGGGTCTTTCAGTTGTAAATCAATTGAAAGATTCTAACAGAATGTATCTCAAAACTCAAGTAGCAAATTCTTCCATCGTTTATGGTTATGATATTTCATCTGATATGACAAATCGCCTTATTACTCCTACGATTCATGTTATAGTAAGAGGGGTTGATAACGGAGAATTTGAAACTTTGGGAGGCGCTACTATAATGCAAAACTACCAAGTAGAAATTTTTATTACCTGCAAAGATTCTAACTACGAAAATGCATATAGGTACGCTATGAATATTCTTGGAGAAGTTTTTGATGAATTATATACCAACACAGGACTAAAAGGTACTACGGATAGTATTCAAGGATTTTCAACTACTTTTGATGTTAAAATAGATAATGATGAAACTATCTGCATTCATACTTTAATGTTGAATTATATTAGACGAATTAAGATGACTCATCGGTAATGTTGATAAGACACATGCATTGTAGCAAGAGCGCATAGAGGTAACAACATGGGTTCAGAATGGCTAAACAGGTATGTCTCAATAGAAAAGGAAACCGACTTTGGGGAAGAGCCAAGCGGAACTCAAATATTCGGAGAGGTAGATGATGAGTCATTTAAGCAGACTTTCGACCTTCTCGTAAGGTCTGATATGAGCAGACAGGTGGCTTCTAAGGCCGTCACTAACACCAAGTATGGTGAGGGTTCGATTAACTTTGCAGTTCAGCCTGACGATTTCATGGGTTGGGTATTATCTTCTCTGCTCCCTGTGACCGTAGAAAATGCTTTCTATGATAGAGTAGATTTTGCAGCAGTTACTAATCAAAATGCCGCAAACTCCGCAAAAGCAGGTTACGGCTATACAGAAACATCAAATACATGGACTATTGGTGGTACTACGTTTGGGTATTGGGAAGTTAGGAATGGTGGAGTAGGCGCAATAGATGGTACTTGGGATGCCTCTAATAGCACTCTTGCTCAAGGCGTTAAAATTATTAGTTTGCATAGTGGTGCAGAAGCAACTACTTTCGCTACACAAGGCGGTCTTGCAATCGGAACAGGTAGTGAGGCTAACGATAATATAGGATATGGTATTG